GTGAAGGGCTCCTTCTACTCCTTCAGCCAGTTCACCAGCCAGAAGACCAGCTTCGACGCCGAGGCCCTGGACGACAAGTTCCTCGACATGGTGACGGAGGCCGCCCGCAACGCCGGGCTCCCTGCATCGGTGGACGTGGCGCTCAAAACTACCGCCACCCGCCTTGCCGCTGACGAGAACCTCGCCGAGCTGGTAAGCGTCGACACCGCCGAGACCTGCAAGTTCACCAAACCCAAGAAGGCGGAGGAGTAGTTCGTTTACACTTTTCCCGGTTTTGATATTTCATAGCGGAAGGCTGTGCCAGCAGCCGTGATAGACACATAAAGTCCCCGCTATAAGTACGCGAAGTGCTGGCACACTCGCAGAAAATGGCGGGGCACTTTTTACAAGTTATGAAAGCAGAGAATTTATCAGTCAGCAGCACCGACGGCATCCAGCTCCACGGCTGGATGGTGACCGAGCTCCACCTCACCGATGGCGAGCTCTTCGCCTTTGCCCTTGTGCACCAACTTTCCCAAAGCCGTGCCGGCGTCTATTTTGGCAACACCTACTACCTGGCTTCCTGGTTAGGATGCTCAGAAAGGACCGCCCGAAGATACCTCGCATCACTGGAGAAGAAGGGACTGATCACAGCTGACCGGGGAAGGACAAACGGCAAAGACTACTGCCACTACCGCGTCGCAGAAGGGGTGACAAATTTTCACCCCAAGGGGGGACAAAATGACACCCCCAGGGGTGACAAAAACGACAAAGGAGGGGTGACAAAATTGCACCCAGATAATACACGTATAGATAATACATCCGTATTTATACCCCCTACGCCCCCTGAGGTGGCAGACTACGTCCGCAAGTTCGGCATGGCAGACCCCGACGGCTTCGCCATCTACTACGTCGAGCAAATGACGAACAACGGCTGGACCTACGGGAAGAAGGGCATCCCCGTCAAGAACTGGAAGAACAACGTCCAGCAGTGGCTCAAGTACCACAAGAACGAGGACTTCTCCTTCCTCAAACCCTCCAGCACCCCCACCCAAAAGCCCGCCCCCTCAGCACTGAACCCTGACACGTACCACAAAATCTTCGAATAATGGCAAAACAAGCTGAAATACTCGACATCCCCTTCCCGGAGACCGCTGACCTGGAGCGCCAGATCATCGCCGACGTCATCGTCTCCCCGGAAATGATGGGAGACGTCCTCCCCCTCATCCACGAGGACTTCTTCACCAAGACGACCCGCCGCGACATCTGGAACACCATCGTCTCGCAGTTCAACAAGGGCCAGTCCTTCGACATGGTGACAATCGCCAACGAGACCGGCCACGCCTTCGTGGAGGAGATCATCCCCTGCATCAACGGAGCAGGCGGCACCATCGGCGTCCTCTCCCACGCTGCCCAGCTTCGCACCGGCGCAGCCCGCCGCCGTGCTTACTTCGCCGCCACCACCTTCCTCACCGGCGCCGTGGCACCGCACTCCACCGAGGCCGACATCCTCGCCAGCATCGAGGCCTTCTCCGCCACGGTTGAGGGCCCCGCACCCCTCCAGACCGAGACCCGCCTGGGCGACGCCCTGAAGGAAACACGCAAAGACCTGGAAGAGACCAAGCGCCGGGAGCAGAAGGGCGAGACCCTCCGCATCTCCTCCGGCTTCCACTATCTGGACGAGGCCCTGGGAGGCGGTTGGAAGCCCGGCCAGCTCGTCATCCTTGCCGCCCGTCCTTCGGTTGGTAAGACCTCCGTGATGCTCCACATCGCAAAGCAGGCGGCCAGAACGGGCAACCCTGCCTACATCGTCTCCATGGAAATGACCGTCCCGGAGCTGGCGGAGAAGTTCGTCCTCTCCACCGGGAAGGTGCGCCCCTGGGAGATCACCCACGGCCCTCAGGACTTCACCCTCTTCGACGAGGCCGCCGGTGAGCTCTCCCCGCTGCCGGTCCTCATCAACGACTACTCCCGCACCCTGGACGAGGTGGTGGCCCGCCTCACTCAGGCCGTCAAGCAGGGCCGCTGCAAGATAGCCTTCATCGACTACCTCGGTCTCTTCCAGGACTGCTTCGCCTTTGCCGGCAACGTCAAGCTCTACCAGGTCATCAGCAGGATCACCGGCACTCTGAAGGCCGTCGCCAAGCGCCTCGGCATTCCCATCGTGCTGCTCTGCCAGCTCAACCGCGAGCAGGCACGCGAGAAGAGGGCCCCGGAACTCTACGACCTCAGGGACTCCGGCTCCATCGAGCAGGACGCCGACATCGTCATCATGCTCGAACCCAAGCCGGAGGAAGGCCGCCTCATCGCCTGGCTCCGCAAGAACCGCGGAGGCCGCAAGGTGACGAAGGACGGCGCCGGCCTCGGCTACATCCTCGTCCCCAACGACACCTACTCCGCCTTCGAGGAAGGCCTGCCGGTGGGCGAGCTCAACACCCCCACGGACTCAGCGGTCCAGACTTCCCTGGACCTCCATCACGAGCCCGCAGAAGAACAACAAGACCTACCCTTCTAAACCCTCATACCATGACGCCCATCAACATCGAACGACGCTGCAAGGAGGAGACCGACTCCATCCGCAACCGGGTCCAGAAGTCCAAGACCATGACCCCCGGCGAGAAGAACGCCATCCTCAACCGGCTGGCCGCCCTCGACCAGTGGAGCAAGAAGGTCGCCAAGCAGCAGCTCACCCCGCACTTCCGCCACGCCGCCTACGACGCCCGCACCAACGACGACATCGCCGCCCAGATGCGTGCCAAGAAGGCCGTCTTCGCCGCCCTCATGGCCGGCCGCCGCGTGGACCTCACCATGGCCGCGGAGTTCCAGGTCTCCCAGATGCACACAGCCATCGCCCAGATCCGCCGCGACATCTACCGCAAGCACCCCGACCTCATCCTCTGCGACGAGTGGCTCCGTCCTGACGACGGCCGCCGTCCCTACAAGCAGTACTGGCTGGTCCAGAAGGAGGGCGCAGATGCTTGAGCCACTCTCCTTCATCGCAGGCCTCCTGGTCGGCTTCGCGCTGGCCTTTGCCTGCCTCTGCATCCTGGTCTGGGCGGTCGCCCACATGCCCGACGACGACGACCGCTTCGACCCCTTTGACAACGATAACAACTTCTAAACACAAACAACAATGGCAAGTTACAACAACATCATCCTCCTGGGCAACATCGGCAACGTCCAGGTGAAAACCTTCCAGAACGGCGGCAAAGTCGTAGAAGCCGCCCTTGCAACCTCCAAGCGGTGGAAAGACCGCAACGGAGAACTCCGCGAGGAGACCCAGTGGCACAACCTCATCATCGGCGGCAACCTCGCCGACACCGCGGAGAAGTACGTCCAGAAGGGCGACCCGCTCTTCGTGACCGGGGAAATGACCTACCGCAAGTACCAGGACCGGGACGGCAACAACCGCTCCATCCCTGAGGTCCGCGTGCTCACCCTCCAGCTCCTGCCGAAAGGCATGAAGGAGGGCGCCGCGTCCAACTCCGCCACCGGGCGCCCCGCAGCCCCTGCCGCTCCTGCCGGTCCGGCAGCTGACCCCGCACTCGTGAACGCAGGCCTCGTCGACCCTCAGGAAGGCGACGGTGATCTGCCCTTCTAAACCCTGACGGCCATGTACTGCTCCGAGTGCCGTTTCTTTTCCGACCTGGGCCGCTGCCGCAACGGCGCGGCTCGCCGGTCGGACGTGGGCTTCTTCCAGAAGGCCTGCGACAAATTCTTACCTATCCAACAACCCACAAAACAACAAGAACCCATGGCAGAAACAAAACCCGCCCCGGCAGAGACCGAGGCCCCAAAGACAAAACACTGCAGCAAGTGTGGCCGCGACCTTCCGCTGGACGCCTTCGGTAAGAAGAGCAACACCAAGGACGGCCTGCAGACCTGGTGCAAGGAGTGCCAGAAGGCCTCCACCCTCGCAGCACGCGAGAGACGTAAAAACGCACAAGACAAGCCCCAAATCGAACACAAACCGGGCAAAATCGAACACAAACCTGACGAAATCGAACACAAACCTGACGAAATCGAACACGCGCCAGCGGCCTCCACCGCCAAGCCCAAGCGCAACTACCTGCACTACGTCAGTGACGAGCAGCTGGTGGCAGAGCTCAAGCGCCGCGGCTACAAGGGCACCATCGAAATGAAGAAACAATTCGACATCGAGGCATGAAGTACGACACCACCAAAGTAGGGGACCGCGTGAGCTGGACCGGCCTGAACCGCACCTACCACGGCACCGTGAGGTCGGAGACGGACCAGGGCCTCATCGTGGACGTCGACGGCGGTGGTGTCATGATCCTCAGCACCACCCGGTCCATCAAGTGGGCCGAAGCGGAGCTCAAGAGAAGAAGAGAACAAACCCACAAACCACAAGACAAATGAAAAATTACATCCACTTCGCAGCGCTGGCCCTCATCATGGCCGCCTGCACCAAAGCACCCCAGGAGCCCCAGATGCGCTCCGTCACC